GGGGGGGGAGATTTTTAGTACCTCACTTGAACAGTTAGAAGAACATTTTAATGTTAGTGAAGCAGCGATAATTGAAGGGGACTTGAATGTAGAATCTTTCGATTGTCGCTCTTTGTGTGTGGTTGTGCTTGGTGCAGTAGTTGCGAAAGGAGGTAACTATGTCAGTTAATAGTGGAAGATTAATAGCTCCATTAAATATTGGAGTAGATATACCAGCAGCAATAGGTTATTCAAGTACCGATTTAGGAACATTATGTAAAGCAGATTCTATTAATAAATTTGCAAAGTACAAGCCAGTTAGATATGCTAAATTTAGCGAGTTAACTCCATTAGAAAGAAAATCTACAAATTATGGATTGTCTTGTTATGAAGTTCCAGCTTTAGTAACAGAAATGGTAAGTTCAATACCTACTACTGGAAAATGGGGATATACAAAACCTAATGAATATTATAGAGCAACTGACTTTTTAAATGAAGACTATCCTACTAATTTTGGATATAATCATTCAGCAAAAGCTCCTGCTTCTGGATTTAAAAATATAACTATTTATAGTGATGAAATAAATAGTTTGCCTACCTATACATTTAATGCTAAATTTGGAGATAGTTCTTGGGAAGGTATTGGAGATACTTCGGGAATAGAAATCCCATTAAATCAACTTACTATAATAAGTGGAATGCCAATTTCAAATGGTAATTGGAGATTTGGATTAGCAATATATTTTCCACATGAAAACGGAGGTTATATTGTTCAATATGCTTCACATGAGAAAGCTATTACCTCTTTAAGTTCTTCTGCTGATATTTCTAAAATGATTATTAATCTATCATTATCAGATAGAGTAAAACAGTATATAAAATCAGCTATTGATAAGAATGTAAAAACATTAGATGCTATTCCATTCATAGGCTATAATCTAACTTATGTAACTACTGACCCAGCAGGCAAATACTTCCGTTTCTTAGGAGGAGGAAGAGCTTTTTGTATGCCAGAAGGAGAGAAAATTACTATTAATATAAAAAATGCTTCCGAAGCTTATAATGTAAAAGTTACTGGTGGATATGTAATGTATTATAATATCGATGCAGGAAATAGAAATTTTACATTGAATGAAGGTGGAATAAGTACTTGGACTAAACCTAAGAATAGTTATTCTTGTGGTATGACTGTAATATTTGATTTTTCTTATAACTCTACTGGAAAATTATTAAATGCTTCTAATGTATATTTAGGATTAGAAACTGTTTATATTAATCAAGCTGGCTCTATTGAAATGATGAAAAATGGGACATGGACTGCTGTAACATCTGTTGCAAGTGCTGGAACTTATAGAATAACAGCAAGAGAGAGCTATACGGGAGGAACAAGAACTGCTTTATCTACACTCTTAAATAATTTACCTTCTTATACTACTACTAATAATATTCAACCAGTATTAGGAATATGGGTTAGATTTGGAGTAAATGGGGTAAATGTTGATAAAAAAGGAGCTTCCATAACAGTTAGAATGTTAGACCCATTATAAATCTTGCTCATATCAATAAGTTTTCGTATATTTGCAATAGATATAGAACTTAACTTGATAGGTTACATGATTTTTTTATTCATTTTTAAAGCATCTGCTGCGAAGTAGGTGCTTTCTCATTCCAATATTATCAAGTTGTCATTAGCGTCTATCTGAATGCCAACGAACTTCATTTGAGGCAGGGAGATTATTCCAAGTATCTCAATGCCCGTCTCTCTCTTGATACTTGAACGGACTCCCGATATATCGGCAATAAGAAATTGAGAGATGTCTTTCCCTTCAAAATTCGCAAAAGTATTACAGTAGTAAACATCATTCATTTCTCCTCCGGCACCAACTATCGTACCGGGAAACCTACGTCCTTTGAGAAGTCCGTACTTCTTAACTTTGTCCTCTGCAATTAAAGCAACACTTGCTCCCGTATCTATCAAGAAATAGGCTGGCTTACTATTTACTGTACATTCAATGATAAGCCTCTTGTCGGAAAGTGATTTAATCTGTTTCATAGGATTCAGCTCAAGGAAACCCAGAAGTCTTTAGCTTCTGGGAGGAATTGAGCCACTATTCCCTCTTTTGTTAAACTTAACATAATTATTTCCTTCAAACATTTGAATATCTCGGTTATTTTTCGTATATTTGTGGTATGAAATTGACCTTGCAGATTAAGCTGCTTCCAACTGGCGAACAAGCCGTGATGCTGAAAAATACGTTCAGCGTTTTTAACGAGGCTTGCAACACTATCTCGCAGATAGCGTGGGAACGCCATGCGTTCAAGCAGTTCAGTCTGCACAAGGAAGTGTATTATCCCATCAAGGAAACATATCATCTCTCTTCCCAGCTTGTCGTGCGTGCAATCAGTAAAGTTGCCGATGCGTACAAGCTCGACAGGAAGAAGCAGAGGCACTTTAGGGAGTTCGGGGCTATCACCTACGACAGCCGTGTGCTTTCCTACAGCATGTCCAAGTCCGTCTGTTCCATCTCGCTTGTCGGAAGCCGTGAGAAGATAGCATATACCTGCTACCGTCCGCAGCTCATGCAGTATGCAAAAGGGGAAGCCGACCTTGTTCTCATCAAGGATAAGTTCTATCTCTACCAAACGATAGACATTCCCGATGAGCATGAGGAGAACGCAGAGGACTTTATCGGTGTCGATATGGGCATTACGGACATTGTATCCGTCTCTGACGGCACTAACATTTCCTCTGATGAGGTCAAGAACATACGAAACAGATACAACAAAGTGAGAGCTTCTGTCCAGTCTAAAGGCACTCGCAACTGTCATAAGTTGCTGAAACGGTTGAAAGGACGTGAGAGAAGATTTGCCACTATTGTCAATCACCGCATAAGTAAACAAATCGTAGCGAAAGCAAAGGAAGAACACAAGGGCATTGCCATTGAGAACTTGAAGAATATCCGATGGGGTATGAACTCCAAGAGACGCGGCAAGACGTTCCGTAGGAGAAGTAATTCCTGGAACTTCTATCAGCTCCGTTCTTTCCTTGAATACAAGTGCAAGATGAATGGCGTTCAGATTGTCGCCATCCCTCCTGCATATACTTCGCAGACTTGCCATGAATGCGGTCACATTGGCATTAGGAACGGCAAGCACTTCCGTTGTGCACATTGTGGTAACGTTGCTGATGCAGATGTTAACGCTGCTCTCAACATTGCTACATGGGGGTATGTAAACACCCATGAAAGATGGGAATTGCTGTCGTGTCCTATACATGATGACCTTTCTACGTCTAAAGCCCACAAGTCTTTAGCTTGTGGGTAGTTTACAGGATGGTATTTTTAACGATTAAAGATAAGTATTCTCGTCTACACGGTGCATCTTCAAAGTACCCATAATATAGTTCCTACCAGTAGGGCGATTAACTATTATAGTTGTAGGTTCATAAGAATCTAAACATACAAACTTACTTTCTGCACCAGCATATTCAGATTTGATAGTCACTTGGTGACTCGTCATATAACTAATGAAGTTCTTGTGAACCGCACGGACATCAACTGTACTATCATGGAAATCGTCTATGATAAACGAAATCTCTACATCGGGATTTTTGTAGCACACTTTATCCGGTACAAAGACATCCTCCTTGTTGCTGTTAATCCAAGAAGCCGTATAGATATTCTTGGGTTCTCCTTGTGCAAGAAAGCCGTCCATCTTTAATATACGAAGACCTTTCCATTTAACTGTGAAGTCGGTATAGTCTTCGATACCAGCTTTTACGAAATATATATTTGCTCCTAACATAACTACAGTCTTAAATCTTTAGTGAACATCTTTACTTTACCATCATTCTCTAAAACCTTCACTTCACATTTGGGAGAATACATATAGACTACAACATTACTGTGTACGTCTACATAGTCAATAGTTAAAACACTTTCATCAAACAGATAAATACGTATGGTGTTAAATCCGTCCAATTCCAAGTGAACATTAGACTTATTGGATATATATATAGTTGGGCATTTAGTTTCTTGTACCGATATGCGGCTATCACATTGGACGAAGTGAGAAACGTCCTCTTTTAAGGTTATATAATCGTGATTATCTACCCACATAGAGTAAGTATAACCATCAACTCCATCAACATCATTAAAGGTGTGCTTTCCGTTTATATAGTCAGCAAACTCCCTTTTTAAAAAGTCAACGGACATTCCCCAGCCTTCATACATTGAAGTTGCCATATATGGAATACTCTGTTGCTGCAAGGCAAGCTGCATAAGTTTCTCTCTATCCTCCTTGCAAGCTTTCCACTCCTTATTGTACTCGCTGCACAAGTCCCGTAACAAAGAGTTTTTGTAAAAGTATAGTAAGTTATGCTCCATCATTATTCTTTAAATAAGGAAACAATAAAATCTCGTCCAGCACCCGTCCACCTTCTATCATAAATAATACGTCCGTTATCCAACACCGTTTGCTTCACAGAAGTGTAACCTAAGTCGGCATACTTGGCATATAATAGCCATGTGCCGTTTTGCTTAAATTGAACTTCCATCTTAGCTAACCGATTGTTCAGTTCTATTGCAGACCTCAAACCAACTTCCTTTGCAATCTCGCCAGCAGTATAGGTTTTAGAATCATGCACCAAGCGTTTAACATTGTCTTGTGCCTCCTTAGCTTCAAGTTGCGCTTGCTGTTTTGCTTCATACTCCAAAGCCCAAGCTCTTGCGGCTTCTGCCGGATTATTGAAGTTAGGCAATGTGATACCAGAAATAGCTTTCTTTTCACATTCAAGAAAGTAGTTCCTATAATCATAACTTAAAGGAGTTCTTGCCATCATTGCAATATGTTTAGCAAAGTCTATTGTGATAGCATAATCCTTAGTTTCATTACCGTTCGTCATTGTGACGAACCCTACCCAATCCTCATTCTCTTTAAAGAAATCATCTTCAACTATGTTTTGAGTTGCCCATCTCGACCAATTAGATTTATCTAATCCAAGTCCAATATACAACTCTCTTGCCGAAACTACTTGCTTTCCTTCTCTCTCTGAAATTTTAATTAGCTCTTTCATATTTACGACTGTTTATACGACTTGTTAATAATAATGAGAGAGAAGTAGAAGTCGCCACTACTTTCAATAGAGGAGCTACCTCTATCTATCTCCCTCACTACAAATATACTAATTAATCGGGTAATATCCTAACATTTACACCATTTCCTGCGGCAGTAGAAATATTTACCGTCCAAACTTGAATGGCTTGGAGTATCTGATAACTACTTCGCATTTGAAGTAACATCTGCGACATCGTGCCTGCATTGACATTAGTCATATCCCATATACCCTGCATGATGGTAGTTTGCTGGAATACTTGCTGGCTTACCATATTCATATAGGCTTCTAATGCGCCAGCTTGGGATTCAGTGATTCCTTGTATTCCTTTCTGCAACGAAGAGAGGGCTGCATCTTTCACTCCACTACCGAACTCAATACCAAGCTGACCCATCAAGTTCTTTAAGTCCTCGTTTATCAAAGGAACTAATTCTTTACCTAAGTCGGCTATCTGTTTGGCTTCTTCGGTAGTGATACCTACACCGCCAGCAGAGTTTTCTTCGGTAAATCTCTGAACCATAGCAAACATACTCTTCAACCGTTGTCCGACAATCTCAGAAGCAAGCGACTTGACAATCATATTTGTTATTAAATCATCAAAGCTTTCCTCTAAATTTGCCATTGTATCAGTTCCTTCCTTCCAAGCTGAAATCCAAGAATCGGCAAAGCTTTCTGCGGCAGATTTTACATCTGTACCGAGCAAAGTGTTTACTATATTAGTAGTAGCATCATCAATGGCATTCTGTAAGTCGGTAACTTGACCCTCTAATTCTATGATTTTGTCTTGGTCGCGGTTTTTCTTCTTCCGGCTCTTTTCAAGTTGAAGCTGACGTTGAACTTCTGCAAGCTGTGCCTTCTGATTTGCAATAGCTGCCTTCTGCGCTGAAATTTCAGCTTTACCCATCGACTTATCAACAGCACGTTCAAGATTCTTATAAGCGTTCTCTAATTGCTTAACTCTTCTCTCACTCTTTTCAACCTCTCTTGTAATTTTCTTGTTCCCGGCATTGAATATGGCTGATACTCCTTTCCAGATACCACCAACAGCCTTTATACCACCGCTAATAAAATTGCCCGACATTATATCTTTAACTCCATCAGCAGCTTGGGCAACTCCTTGTATAGTTTCTCCTACTGTTGAGATAGTATCAGTGACACCTTCCGAAAATCCCATCTGCTCAAATATATTCCCTACAGAACTTACCATCATTCCAAGTTCTTCTATATTAGCTAATAAGTCTTTAAAAGGATTTTCGCTTTCTTTCAGCTTATCTTTTAAGTTTTTAACTTGGTTGGCAAGAGCAGCAAATGGGTTACGAGAATTTACTTCGGTCTTTAAAGCCTTAATCCGTGCTAATAGTTCTTTGTATTGGTCTATTGGCATATTAGCTTTATTAGCCTCTGCAAACTTAGTTATCTCGTCAATCATTTGATTTAAAGAGATAGTACCTATAATACTTAAGTCTTGAAACGACTTCTCCCAAGCATTGGAAGTATTCTTCCATTCCTCAAAAGCTATCTTAGTCTTTTCTTGTTCCGCACCAGTATCAACAGCAAGAGAGAGCTTTGGAGCTTTCTCGTTTATGAAGTTCTGTATCTCTTCAATCTCACTTTCTATCTCCGCTCTTACATCGGGGCTTTCAGTCACAGACAACTGCAATTCCAGCTTCGCCAAATCAGAAGTTGCATCAGTAACTCTATTGGAGATAGAAGCTTGGTCTTCCAAACGTTTTCTTTCGACCTCTGCTATCTTATCCTCCATTTCAGCGTACTTGTCTGCAATAGACTGGAAGTTCTTGAAATCATCCAATGCAGCTTTCTTGATAGTATCGCTTAATCTTTTCTGAATATCTTCAATAGCCTTTGAAGCATCACTCTCACTCTTAACCATAGTGTCAAGAGAACTTTGCCAACTCTTAACCCTTTCATCATTAGGATTCTTATTGATTAAATCCTGCAATGTTTCTTGTTCTTCTTGGAAGGATGAAACCTTTTCCCTCAAACTATTCAATGTAGCATTAACATCAGCTTCTAACTGTTCAAGTGAAACGGGGTCATACTCAAACAAACCAGCGAACAGTGAACCGAACTGCCCAGCATTCTCTATATCCAATTCAAGCTCATAGCCTTGAAACATTCCCTCAATCTTGCGTTTTGCCAAAGCAACACTTGCAGAGTTTATAGAGATAGAATATTCAATCTCACTTTGTGCTTTCTTCCCAGCAACCAACTGTTTAGCTTCTGGCGATTTGAGGGTTTCAGCTATCTTATTATAAAACTTTGGAGCGCTACCTTTATCAAAGGTAATCAAGTCGTTAATATCAACACTAACACCTTTAAAAGCATTGTCGAATAAGTCTTGGTAAGCTTCCTTTACCTTTTCAGCAGCATAGGTTATATTGCCAGTGTCTTTCACAAGCTGTAAGAACTTCTTTTGAATATCATCTACCAGCTTAATCTGTTGCTTCAATAAATCCATTTCCTCCTTCTTCGCCTTGTTCATCTCCTTTTGAGTGCTAAGGTCGAGATTCAACGCAGCGGCAATTTGTCTTGCAACTTTCAAACGGTTGGCGACATATTCTTTTTCTTCGGGACTTGCAGTAAGACCTTTAGATATTTCTTCTTGTTGTGCAGTAAGCGACCTATATTCCTTTTTCAATCGGTCTATATAACTCCAAATATCTTCGTCTTGCTTAATGGCAAAGCCTGCACCAGCACCACCGCCAGCTTTCTGAACAATAGAATTAACATTCTTCTGCCAGTCTTTTAACTCTACATTATACTTTTGAAGTTGTTCAGTTATCTGGTCGTACATATAAGTATTGCCAAGCTTCTTATATGCAGCTTGAAGTTCGATAAGTCTTAGCTTCTCGTTCTTCTGATTTTGTTCCAGCTTCTTATATTTCTCATTGATATTATCTATTGCTTGACCTTCTATTACACTGGAATAAGTTGGTCTATTGCTGATAATATCACTGGCTTCACGAACTTCTTGAATAGCCTTCTTTTGCTCTGTAATCGCCTTACCTAACTTGTCAATGCTTCCGGATGAACCAAATAAAGACTGAACAACTGGATTAAGCTTTTCCATTTCAGCAGTAGAACCGCCAAGATACTTCTTAGAGATAGAGTAGAATCTTGCCATATAAGTTTCACCTTTGGAAAGTCCTTTATCCAAACTTGCAACAAAGTTTCGGGTAATCTCTTGTGCATTTACTTTAGAGATACCTCCTTCTGTCATTTTCTCTATAATATTGGCAATAGCATCTTGTTGTTGTTCAGAGTACTTTTCTGTTATTACTTGATAACTCTTTTCAAGAGCTTGTGACTTTGCTTTATTATAAATAGCATCTACAACTTTATTGTAATTTTTAGCAAGTTCAGAAGCATAGTTAATCTCAGTCAACATATTGGGGAGATATGAACCATAGGTATTGTTTATCTCCTTCAAAGCATCGCTAAAATTTCTACTTCCTTTTTCCGATTCATTCAACTTCTTTACTAAAGCGTCAAAATCAGAAGTCATTTGCTGTGCATTTATAAGACCGCCAGCAGTAATACTTTCCAGTTCTTTTCTAAACTTAGTAGTATTTGTATATGCTTGATAAATGACAACTCCCAAAGTAGCTAATCCAGCAGCTACTATAGCATAAGGATTTTTTGCAACAGCAACAAGTGTACTATTTAATTCTTCAGTTGATTCATTGGCAATCTCTGTTGCTTCCGCCTTATCTCTCAATGCAGCCTTCACTATTTTCAAATATTCAGCGTACTTCTGCAAGTTTATATTAGCAGCAAGTTGTACAGTAGCAACTGCTATTTGAGCTGTCTTATATACACCCAAAGCAGTAGCAACAACTGTCAATATATTAGCTACACTTCGCCAATTCTCAAACAGACTTCTTACAAGAGATATGCTTCCAGATAATATGCCTTGATTCTCCTTACCAATCTCATTTAGCATGAAGTCATAAGCATCGGTTAAGTTAGATAACTGCCCTGCTAAAGTTTCAGCTTGCTTTGCTTGGAAATCATAGAACATACCGCCTTCATCTGTATAACGGTTCAAGACTTTCATTACATCAGTGAAGGAAACCATCTTATTAGACATTCTATCCATGACATCACCTACTGAAACAATTCTTTCTTCTTGTTCAGTGTACATCTTAGCAAGCTCTGTAGTTATAGAAAGACCAGCATTAGCAAAGTCACGAGCATCCCTTGCTGTAAGAACAGTCTGTGCTCTAATCTGTCCTAAGTTGTAGGTCAGACGTTCCATAGGGACACCAAGAGCAGCACTAATATCTGCAATACGTTTTGAAACATCTACAAGTTCTTCTGCTTCAAAGTTATAGGCAGCAAGCTGTTTCGTAGCACCAGCCAAATCCAATACGGTAAATGGAGATTTTAATGCTAATTCTTGTTGTTCCCGAAATATCTGAGAACCTTTTTCAAAGTCACCAAGCACAGCACCAATCGAACGTTCAAGTAATTCATACTGACCTCTAACGTCCATAAGACTTTTTACAAAGCCAGTTAACGCTCCTAATCCAGTATAGAACAGAACTCTTTTACCTAAGTTCTTAAATGATTCAGCTAAACTGTTATTTGCCTTTTGAAGTTGAATACCACTTGATAAAGCTTCCGCATTTTGCTTTTTCAAGTCCTCCATAGCTTTATTGACATTACGAAGCTTTATTGCATATTCTGCATCATCTGTGGAGAGATTACGTTGTACAATCTGCAAGGCTTTTAGCTTTTCAGTCCTTTCTTGGATTGACTTATTGCCCATAGCCATAGCCTTTTCGTAGCTTTGACCTCCTTGTGATATTCTACTCTTCTCCTCCTCTCTTGCTATTCTTGCTGCTAAGTTGGCAGTCTGCTGCCGGAGCAATATTTCTCTTTGAAGCAGCTTCTCCCTTTGAGCAACATGAACATTAATTCTTGCCTCTTGTACATCAGTTTTAACAGTAGCCAATTGTTCCATGTTATTCTTAATACGGGTTGTGTTCCCTTGTATCTTAGAGAATACTTCTCGCAAATTATTGGCAACTTGCAAGGCTTGGTTCATGGAATTAACGTCTACAGATACATTCGTAGTAGTAGCTTGCGTGGCAGCAGTATTACCTTGTGTAATATTAGTTGCCCCCAAACTTTTAAGCTTGGCTTCCAACTCGGAAATCTTTGTTTCCAAAGGACGGATTTGTTGGTTAAAGCCATCAACTAAGCCCTTACCAATATTCTTACCCAATTGGTCGGCAAAGCCCTCCACACTCGCCAACTTACCTTCCAACTTGTTGGTGAAATCCTCCAGACGCTTTTCCGTCTTCTTTAGAGTTTCATCAATGCTTGATAACAAGTCCTTATCAGACATTGAAGCACTAATAACTACATCTTTATTGTCTGCCATCGCTGCTACTTTTATTTTATTCTTGGTATAGTATCTAACACACTACGTTTAGGCGCTTGCAACTCACTTCTATCACTTTTACGTCGTTTCCAAAACTTTTCCCATATTTCCTTATCTTTGCCACGCAAATACTTGATATGGGTGCTGTCTACTGTCAAGAAAAGAACTTGTGCCATAGACAATCTATAAAGATAATCATCATACGTAAACTGCGGAAAGCTACGTATGAAATCACCTAAATCTCCGATTTGGCTTGCCGCCATAATGTTAATTGTTCCGCTACCTTCTTCCTCATATTCGTCTGCGAAACCATAAGAGCCTTCCCCGATATGAGCACCGTAAAAACCGGTGATAAGTCGATGCTGTTTATTGCTTCAATAATGATTGCCGCCCATTGAGCAGGCTCAAATACAGAGTTGAGAATACGAGCCTTCATAAAAGCTATCAGTTTGTCATTTCTGCTCATAACTTCTATCGCACTCGCATAATCGGTTATATCATCTGGTGAGAAGAGGTGATTAACAAGAATGATTGCTACAATCTCGGAACTTACGTCCAAGTCTGTACATAGAGCGTACATCATGCTCTTATCATCCTTAATATCCTCTTCCTTTTGTAATTTCAACGCTAATTGGAAAATACGCTGGTATGAGTATGCCCTCAACCGATGCACCTTATACTGCTTATCTCCTAACTTGACAAGCGTAGGATTGTCAGTCATAATCTCTGATATTTCCCTCTTTAGCTCGTCCGGTATAATTAAATCCTTTTCTTCCATTATCATTTGTGTATTAAAGAAAAAAGGACAGCAGCAAACAAGCCACTGCCCTTTCTCTTGATTTATAATGGGTCTTAGCCTCCAACAGAAGGTTCAGCCATCTTCATCTCAACTGTCTTGCCATTATCATCAACCAAAGCAGTGATAGCGATGTGCAGTTTCAACGGAGCAGTCTTCAAATCAGTACCGTCCCAATTGGTAGCGACCTTACCTTTGTAAATAACAATGTAGTCAATACCATTGTAGAACTCCAATTTAAACTGCTTGTAAACGTTGGTGAATGAAGAAGGCATTGTGTACAAGCCAGTAGTAGCATTAAACTTACCGCCTTCCATAGCGGCAATCTCTTCCGGTTTGTACTTAACCAAGTCAAATTCAATCTTGTAAGAACCAAGTGTACCCACGCTATCAAGCGGAGTATCATAGAACTCACCGTTAATAGCACTTTCACTTGCGGTTTCTTGACTGATAGACAAACCTTCCAACACACCCATAAGAGGAGTATAAGAAGCTTCTGCACCAGCCCCGACTTCCGCATAGCCTAAAGACTTACATTTGTAAGTCAACAAATCTTGTGTAGCCATCTCGTCTAATTATTAAATTATTATTTATATTGAGGCGCTTATATCCAAGCTTACACTTGAATAATTTGACGTTTCATCGAGCCGCTACTTCTTAGGGAGCTTGTGCTCCGGTCGTCCATAGTTGGGTTCTCACCGTCCAATCCCCGATGCGCCATCGGTTGGGTTAATTTTTACTTTATTAGTACCATAAATGATTTAATATACATGAAGAACAGATTGTCGCTCTCATTATATATATCATCAGTTGACAATATACCATCAGTTGATATGTCGTATTTTCCTCCGGCTTTCTGAACTTCTGCATTCACAATATCGGATATGCTTGTTTCATACTTTTGCAGCAAGGTGGTGTCAAGCCGACCTCTTGTCTTGGGAGGGATATACATCTCAACTGTCACGCGAACGCTCGCAAAAGCATTCAAGTTGAACTGGCTCTTATCCTTAATTTCTCCCAGACGGATAACCATGAAACCGCCAGCGTTTATCTCCTCTTCCAGCTTGGTAGGCATTTCCATCGGATAGATGTACTTTGTAACCTTATCTATGAAGAGAGAGTAAACATATTGGTATATCGGCATTCGCCTTGCGTCAATAACACTCATATCCCTATTAGGCGTTCATGTCCTTGTGGGACACTTGACGTTTCATCGAGCCGCTACTTCTTAGGGAGCTTGCGCCCCGGTCGTCCATAGTTGGGTTCTCACCGTCCAATCCCCGATACGCCATCGGTTGGGTTAATACTATCTTAAATCACTCTGTGTAGCTTGGTTATCGCTATATTGGCATTTATGTACTAAGTGTCACTTTGTATATAAGTAACTTATATTGTTTTAACAGTTGCCTTTCCTGCAAAATCTTCCTTAATATCATCATATATGGTTGATAACACCTCAAACCTTCGTCTTGGATTTCCAGTATTTCCTCCTTCCAATATAGGAGCATAAGGCACTGTTGCTGCCAGCACCAAATCCCATCCTATATAAGTGGCAGGAGTATAGTTTGCCAAGAACTCGTCAGCAAGCTTTCTTCCATCTATCAGCTTGCCATGATACTTTGAGTTTTTAGTTGCCATCTGATACGGATACAAGTAGCCGCTCCCCTTCAAATCGCCTTGATAGAACACAGCCCAAATATAACTATCAGCCAAGTTGTAAGTCTGGTCGGTAAATCCGCTTTCAGAATATGCTTTCTTCAACAATTCGGGTGCATAGGCTATTAGTCGCTGGGTTTGCTCGCCAGCAAGTCTGTCAAACAGTTCTTGCCGAACCCTTTTCAAACCACTCAAATCAACTTTTACTTTTATCGCCATCCACCTTTTCTATTTGCATATATAGTTATAGCACCTAACATCGAAGGTATGCTGTTATCAACTTGCATCTTAATTTGCTCTCCCATAACATCACATTCTATCCAGTCTTCATTACGTACTGGATTAATATACTTCCCGTCCTCTCCTTTTATCAAAGGAATAGAAACAACGTAGTCGCTTGTTTGAGCGGTCGAACCGGATTCAGCAACAGAAAGATTCACGTCCATTACTCCTTCGTAGACGGTATCTTCTTCATCGTCGCCCATAGAACTTTCGATGATTCTGTATATACGTCCCGAAAAAGGAAATTCTTCTATGTCACTGAATGAAATCATATCACATCTATAATTTTCAAGAGTTTAATCTTTGGACGAGCAGAGATAAGAACCTCGTAATTAGGGTCATTGTATCTCTTATATATGCCCAAAGCATAACTTATTTTATTACTCTGATAGATGTCCGTCTCTGACCCAACTGTACGCTGGAAGTTATTATGAGAGGCAGATTGAGATGCTGTACTTGAAGGGCTTAACAACACTGCGGTAAATATTATATCGGCAGTCATTAAATCCTTTTGTTCTTGGGTCAACGTCATAGCATCCTCGTTTACATCTGTGATGCCGCGGTCAAGAGCAATTCTCATAAATGTATTCTCCTCAAACGAATACCGACAAGATGAAGAAAGCCATTCAAGTATAGTCATATATAACCCTCCAAGTTTAAGAATCAGCAGTCAAAGTATCAACAACAATGTGTTCCATAAACTCGGTCAACACTGGCATATAACGACCGATAGCATCAGTATGATATGCCTTGTAGATACCGTTAGGAACTACCTTGTTAATAATATAAACCAAGTCATTCTGTGCAGAAGCGATTGAATAGTCAATCGTCTTGTTTGCTTCACGCTGCAACAAGATAACATCGGCAACATCAGAGTGAACAACCTTACCAGCAAAGCCAATAGGACGCAGAACTGCTACACCTTGTTTCCAGCCTTGTACAGTCTTAATCGTTTTGATGTCTTGTACCACTTGTTCCTCTTTCACAATGCGGATAGGAGAAATCTTAGATACAGAAGAACGAGAATACTGAATAAGCTGCTCCCAAGAAATGATGTTAGTATCAATGCCGGAAGTACCATTAGTAACAACAATAACTTTATCGGGCGCATACAAGCGAATCCAACGGTTAACTTCTTCCTTGAAGTATTTGTTGTTCAGCAAGTGAGTGATAACCATGTCATACGGCAAATCCCATTCCATTGTACCAGTAAATCCAGTACGGTCACGGAAATCTTTCTCAATCTTTGCCATTTGTTCCGGAATGTTAGCTCCTGCGTTCGTCCATACTTGCTTACCAGCCTTAACAAAGTTTTCAGTAGGCACATACTTCGGGAACTCATGTACGACACCGGACATACCACGAGAATCAGCATTGCTGTACTGACCTCCCTTAGACAAAGCTTGTGCGGCAATGTTAGAAAGACGGTAGTTGTGTGTCTTAATCAAGTCAGCAACACCACGTACATAACCTTCCAACAAAGTAGCATTAGCTTCACCAAGTTCATTCAAGCGTGCTTTCAATTCCTCTTTTGAAAGAGAAGTTTCAAACAAGCCTTTACCGAACTGAGGGATAGTACCAGTTCTCTGTTCCCAGCCTTCGTTATCCATCTGAGCAACTTCACTCAACGGTGTCATTGCATCAGCCATCGGAACAGGGCGGCGAGTAACATTATAGATAGTATAAGCAGGGTCAAGCTTCGGGCGGCTCATGTCAATAGGGTACTTACCACCATCAACAGTGAAGTGTTCCTGCCAAAAGAACCGGTTTGCATCCATGACGATTTTCTCGTCAACGAGCGTCTGAATAAATGCACTCGTACCGTCAGAGTTTACCAATCCTCTTTGATAGAGTTGGTTTACTAACTCGTCGGGATTAAATTGATATTTATATGCGTTTGCCATAATTCTACTCCTTTCCTTTAGATTTCAAATACACCTTCGATGTAGTTGCGGTTCTTAGCCAATACATACTTCGGAAGCGGTTGCATACGTTCAACAAATGCACGCTTGCCATAAACAGTGTTGATGTTGTGCTGAACATCTGTAACTCCCCAGCGACCATCAGTCGGAGCGAACTGTGTATCTACTTCGATGAAGGTATTCGGGTTTTTAACCAACACAGTAGCGTCGGCAGCAGCAGCAGTTGCAACGTCACCATTGCTATCAGCAGCTTCAACCAAAATATCATCAGTAGTCAGAGCACCGATTGCAGTGTCAACAGTAAGAATAAACTGCTTGTTCTCTTCATCGAACTCAACAGATGTAACCTTACCAGACTGTCCCGCAGTTTCAACTGTATCGGGAGCTTTCATAAGTACATTGCCTACTTCGGGAATGTGAGAATAGCCAGAACCATCTACATACAGAGTAGTGTCTGTGCCAGCAGTCGTAGCCTTTGCCACCTTAAACGTTTTCAGAAGGAAACCCGGTTTCCACAATCTGTATTCGTACAAGTCAGCCGCAAAAGCATAGCCAAAACCCTTATACGGGTTTGCAATGGTAGAGCCATAGAGGACGTTAGAACGTTCCTCGTGATTGGCGTCCTTCCACCATACGAACTTGCCACCTCTAAATTGTTTAGCGGAAGCAAAGAAGGTTTCTAAATTAAATTGTGCCATTTTCTTTTGTTATTTAAAGTTTGACGGGTTTTATGGCAGCAAGGTAATCTTCCATCGTTGTTTTCTTTCCGTCGGGAGATAATGGTGTAATATCACCAATAGAGCTTCTGAATATATCTTGATAATCTTTCAGCAGTCTTTCTGCCTCGGCATTAACATCAGCATCAATTGCGATATTCTGCTTACCAAGATAGTTACGAAAAGATTCATGTAAATCTTCCCTCACCTTAGACTTGGCTGTATCGTATATCTGATTGCGAACAGACTTCGTTTTCTCTTGCAATTCAAACTTTTCCAGCCTATCAAGTTTCTCTTTGTACTCGGCAGGCAACTCAAATTTCGAAGGCTTTTGATTGCCTTCTCCATCATCATTACCTTTTTCAGCCTTTTTCTTCCATTCTTCAATCTGAGATTTATATTCAGCTTCCTTAGCTTCAAATCCCTTAGTCGCTTCTGAGAATGCGTTCTTTCTTGCATGTCCGCTACTTTCAACTGAAATATTCAATGCGGCTACTAAGCCAGCATCTTCAATCGGAGCATCCTTGTAAGCTTCTGCAAATTTCTCAGAGAACTTATCTCTAAATGTTTCACTCAAATCAAAATTACGTTCTTCGCAAATCTGATTAACTTTAGATAAAACTTCTTCTTTTTGTGCCATTGTTCGTCAATGATTTTATTATTTTGAACAAAAATAAATAGCTTTTTCGTTACTCATACTGTGGTTATCGAAAAAGTAGCATATTTATTTTAAGGTATGTAGCTTGTTTTTCGATAAGTGGCATATATCGAAGCTTAGATTGCGTATTTTTGTAGAAAAATAAAGAACCATTATGAGCGAGAAAATACAGAAAGACAAAATTGTTAGTCCATTGCCGGGTTGCCAATATGAAGCCATCCGAAGCAATGCTGACTATGTTGTGCTTACTGGTAGTGGTGGAGGTGGAAAAAGTTTTACATTAGGATATGCACCAATTTCATATCTATATGAAAACCAAGGAGCAAAAGCTGTATGGTTTATGCGTAACGTTGGCGACTTTTTTGACGCTGGTAAAGTAGTGGACGGTCTTAAAGAAATATATCCGCTTATTGACAGACGTTTCAGAATACAACCAAGAGAACCTATTGGAGAAGTCATTAAGGTTCAAGACGATATGGGTGTGAAGTTTTTCAATAGTTCTGAAATCAAATTCCAGCAGTTGAATAATGAAAGTCCCACTGTAATAGATAAGATATTCAAAGGATTGCAGTTTAAGAAAGCCATATTTGAAGAATGCAATAAATTTGAATGGAGAACTATTTCTACTTGTCAAACCCGTCTGCGTGCAAACACTAAGGGTAAAGCCCAAATATATCTTGCTCAAAATCCAGAACGTGAATGCTTCATACGTAAGCTATGTGGTTGTGGTAAGAATGGTGGGGGATGGATTGGAGATGATGGAAAACCCATTAAAGAAATGAATGGAGTTGTTCGGTTCTTCCACATTGTAAAGGGTAACTTGGATGAAGTCTATTGGGGAAATACTAAGGAAGAGGTTTATTCCAAATGCAAAGACATCATAGATAACCTTTTGCAGATTGACCCGGATATGTCTTATGAGGACTTTATTATGAGCATGGTATTCTTTACTTTTGATGTAAGAGATAACCAAGCCATGCTTAAAGCAAACAAGGGGTATCGTGCTATGGCTGCAACATCTGTGCTTGCAGATTCAATGTATGAACCTAATTGGAATTTCTCTATACAAGACGAAAAAGAAGAAGAGGAGGATAATCTTTCCGAAGTGACAGAGGATGATATTCTCAACATGTTTACTCATGTTTCTCCATGTAAGTGTAAGAAGGAACGTATTACCGTGGATATGGCAACTACTGGGGAGGATAACTTTGTAATGAAGCATTGGGTAGGTTTCCATTGTGACGATATACAATATTGCATGAAAAACTCTAATCTTGAAGCTGTAAAGATGATTAAGCAGTTTATGGTTAAGCATGGATTGACTGATAAAGAGCTAATCATTGATGTGCAAGGTAACGGTTTCTTAAAAGAGATTTTCAATCTTGTATCAGCAAACGGTGGAGGTGTCGCATTCTCCGGAGCGATTGCCGCAACTGCTAAAGGAAAGAAGTTGTATGAAAGATTTAAGGATGAAGCTGCACACCTTGCTACCCAAATGATAAAGGCTGGATTGATAACCTATGACAGACAGCTTGCTAAAATGAGATATACACATCAGAAGCTAAAGCGTGAAGGTTCTACTACTGTCTTAAAACAAATGCAATTTGAGAGCAGAATATTCAAATTTAAACGCTTGCCTTCGGGACGAATACAGTTTGAAGGAAAGAAGGAACAACATGCTCTGATAAAAGGCTTTTCTCCCGACCTTACAGACAACATCATAATGCTTTGTGGAGGATTGTGTTATGACTGTTATAGGGAATTGGCTGGTGCTACTGGTGGAGAATTAAGAAGAAAATTATCTCTTGAAGATATAATGAACCAAGTAAATGGTACTGCACAACCAACAAGGGAAAGAGGAAAGATTACTAATTCAGATAAGATATTGAAAATTTTAAGCAGCATATAAAATGGGCAATTATATAGGACTTGACACTTAAATGTTTACCTTTGTAGATGCAGCGAGTAGAACGACATATAGCAATAGGCAACAAGCGGTTGGATGAACTTTGCTTCCTATCCAAGAACTTGTACAACTACGTAAACTATCTTATTAGACAAGAGTTTACGCAGAGCAAGAAGTTTTTGTCCGAATATGAAGTTACTACCATGCTCGCTAAAGATAAACAAACGGACTACATAGCCTTACTTTCACAGACAAGCCAGCAGATTATAAAGATACTTTTCAAGAATTGGAAGGGATTCTTCAAACTCTGCAAGGTGAAGGACAAACTGAAAGCCCGTCCCAAACTTCCCAAGTACAAGCATAAAACGAGAGGACGCAACATTGTGGTATTTACCAACCAGCAGTGTAAGTTGAAGGACGGATATATCCATTTCCCGAAACGTGCCGGGATAGAACCAATAAGAACCAAAGTGGATAACTTGTGCCAAGTGAGGATAATCCCACAGTGCAGTTGCCACATAATAGAAGTAGTTTATGAAAAAGAGAAAGAAGAAGCCACCGAATTAGACGATACAGCTTATCTAAGTATTGACTTAGGACTTGACAATCTTGCCACATCATTTGACCCACAACGCAACCGTTGTTTTGTCATTAACGGCAGACCGCTAAAGTCCATGAACCAATTCTTTAATAAGCGTAGGGCTTTCCTAATGAGCTTGATAGGTAGTCGGGGAATGAGCATACGTATCGGACGGTTAACTCTAAAGAGAAACTGTAAAGTACACGACTATATGCACAAAGCTTCAAGATTCATAGTCAACTATTGCAAGGATAACCACATTGGTAATATTGTGATAGGGAACAACAAGGATTGGAAGCAGAACTGTAATATGGGAAAGGTAAACAATCAGAACTTTGTGAGCATTCCTTTTGAGAAGCTAATCTCCATGATACAATACAAGTGCGAGGAAGTAGGAATTAAGGTCATAGTCACGGAAGAGAGCTATACTTCCAAGACCGACCACTATTCAGACGAAGCCATGTGCCACCACGAGAACTATATGGGAAAGCGCATAAAGAGAGGTCTATTCCGTAGCGCATCGGGCAAACTGATAAACGCTGACCTAAACGGAGCAATAGGAATTTTAAGAAAAGTAGTCGGTGAACGCCTTTGGCAAATAGCCGATAGAGGTGTAGTGGCAACACCATCAAGAATACAATTTGTGTGGACTTGTAAATAAGTGCCATATACTGTTTACCGCATATGAGAAAAGATGAAGAGAGTGTATCTTTTAGAGTGGTTGCAAAGGAACATATTAGAGCCGTTCAAGACTGCAAACTGGCAGTTGAAGTAACCGAAAAAAAGGCTATTGAAGCGGCAAAGGAAATGATAGTAGATGTATTTAACGAAGTACACGGTATCAATCAGACTATGTACTTGGAGGACTTTGTAGCAAGACTTAAAAAATAAAAGATGGCAGTGAAGTTTAGACATAAAGAAACTGGCTTGTTTTGGTGTAGGGCAAAAGGTCGTTCTCCGTCAAGAAATGAATATTATGAATTAGGGGAAGAAAGTATCTTTAGAAAAAGGCATTTATCTAAGCGTGGAGCGATTTACGAAACCGCTACTGAAAAGCAAAAACGAGAATGGATTGGTAAAAAACATGCCGATGAATTTGAAATTGTTAAAGTATAATGTTATGGTAAGAAAAATAAAATTTAGAGGAAAGGACATTGATACGGGAGTATGGAGTTATGGAACTGGTAACCGTGTAAAACTTGAGGAAAGTGAAGTATCGTGGATGACTAAGAATAGTTATAATGGTATAGAACTTGAAACTGGAAATTTAAGTGATGTGAACCAATTATATTTATGTAGGTTTTCTGCTTCATTTACTAAAGCTGCCATCTACTATTTTGCCCTCTATGACAAGTCGCTGACACCCGAAGAGGTTGAAGAGGAGAAAGTAAAGCTTGAAAATTATTGGGAAGGAGGTAAAAATGAATTGGCTTGAAATACCCGTAGAAGACTTGAAACAATTCGACAAGGATTGGGAAGTCAGAAGAAAGAATGTAGACGAAACAAAAGCTCTTTTGCATGAGAAAATATATAATGAACTTGTACCACAAGTTGAACCATTATCAGAAGAAGGAGAACCGATAGTCTATCCCTATCCACTTCTTGACAATCAAATGGTTGAAGCTCTGTTGGAAACTTCTGAATGGTCTAATATAAATGAATAAGGCTATACTTGTAGGATGGATTACTGACATTAGAGAAGTCGGTAGTTATGGGGTAATGGTGAAACTCAAAACTTGTGAAAAGGGTTTCACCACCCAAAAAGGCTATAAGATAGCTGATAGGATAGATTATCATGTATGCCTTGCAAAAGGAACAATGACACGATACATTCTCGACAACTTCAATGTAGGCAACTTAGTTGAACTTACTGGGAAGATATACAACAAGCTGGAAGAAACCAAACATGGCGATAAGGTTCAGTTAACCAATATCCACATACAGACAATCAATCTGTATTCTCTGAACAACATATCTCCGGTTTCAAAAAGCAATGGTGATACAAAATCTGTAGAAAATCCCGATTCTTTCTTTGAATAATTGGATTTATCCGGAAACGTTAAGGTTATAGAATTATTAAAGAAAGAGTATCAAATTTTGAAATTATGAGCAAAGTTAGAATTACAAATAAACTGATTATAAATTCAGTAGTAGGTGTTATATATCAAATGCACCCTTATCATAACCCGGAAGGTATAAATAAAATAGTTCAAAAAATTAATAAGTGGTGCGATGAAACGCCCGATTGTAACGGGAGTATAAAAGATACATTCAAAATATTTGAATGGAACACGTGGGAAGATTTTAAAAAATGGCTTAATGATTTTTTGAATGATATTTTGGAATTTAGACAGCTAAATATATCACGCAAATTGAAAGACGAGGGAATTAAAGACATTGATGATGAAAGAAACAGCGGAATAAGGTTTGTTGATAGATATACGGTAGAAACACAAGATGAAAGATATACAGATTTTATTGATTTAGATGCTTGTGTAAGAAATATAGTAAGGCAAATAGACGTAATTCAACAAATGAATGAAGATTGTTTTCTTTGCAAGTATGCGAAAGAATACGGTTCCATAGAACCGTCAGAATGTGAACAATGTAAAAATTGTCTTTGTAACAAAAAAATAAGATATAATAGGGAAACGCACCCTATGGCTTTAAAACCTAAAAAAGATTGGACAGAAGAAGAAAAAGAAAAATATAAATTATGAGAACGAAACAAAGAACACCCGATTACGGGGCAATTTCCCGCCGTTCAATCCAAAATGATTTTAAAAGGGTACAAAGGTACCCGGAAAGGGAGAAACGCTCGCAAATCGAAAATTTGCCCGAAATAAATGCAGAAAGACGGGTTTTGTTTGTTGGCGAAAATTCAGGTTATTACAAATTGCGTTCTTTCATTGCTACATTTGTGCTACAAACTTTTGGTTCATAATATAACAGCATTTTAAACCTATTCTTTAGCTGGCAAATTGCATTTCTAATTTTCTTGTGGGGAGGGATTAAATTCTCTCCCTTATTTTTTGGAACTTTCCAAAATTTAGCATACCTTTGCTTCATCTTAAAACAGAAAATCAATGGAGAAAAAGAACTACTTAGACGATTGCCTCGCAACGCTTCAAATTCCGTCACTTCCTAAAAAAACTTGGGACAAGGTTTCCGAATTCAACAAAGGAGTTTGCCTTGTAAGACGGATTGACGGAACAGAAAACTATGCAATTTGTCGGTACAATAAAGAGAAGGACGAAGCTGTCAAAGTCGTTAAAGATTTCTGCTTGGCGACATTTACAGAAATTCTTGAATGCTATCCAGTTCCCGACTTTGTGGAAGCTGACATTGAAAGTATGGACTTGGACGAAGCCAATAAAATGGCAATGGAAGAGTTGCTGGAAGAACGTCAAGAAGCTATCATGGAAGACGTCGAAGTTGAGGAGGAGAAACTTCCGGAGTGGATATATCCATTCATCAGCAACCGGGAAGAAGCTCTTGCATTCCTTAAAAGTAAGAGAATAAGAAACGCCCACTCTCTGAAATCTGACGAAGCTGTCAAAGCTAAATTGTATTTAGTTTACGAGGACGAAAAAAAGAAAAATAAATAACCAAAGGCACTTATATACAAAGTGACACTTAGTATATAACCTAATGCCAATGTAGCGAAAACCAAGCTACGCAGAGAGATTTAAAATAGTATTAACCCAACCGATGGCGTATCGGGGATTGGACGGTGAGAGCCCAACTATGGACGACCGGGGCGCAAGCTCCCTAAGAAGTAGCGGCTCGATGAAACGTCAAGTTGTTCAAGTGTAAGCTTGGATATAAACGCCTAACCAAAAGTGATATGATGGATATTAGTAAAATCAGCAAGGCACAGCTTGTAAAACTCATAGGTACTTCCTATGTATTTGTGCCAAAGACCAAAGGACACATGTATTGCAGACTGGACGATAGAGGAATTTCTATTGCAGTTACCGACGATTACTCAGTTGTGTCTACCAACTTCCATAGAAACGTATTTACCAATGTAGTAAGTGGCGGTTATTCTAATCCTTATCTGTGGCTTAGAACATTCTGTGAGTGCATCGAAGCAAGCAAAGAATTTGGAGAAGTTAAGGACAAGAATGGGAATGTACAAGGTTTCAGCTTCTCTCAACTGATGGAACATGCTGACGAAATGCCGGAAGAGGTTGTTAAGGTATTGCAGCATACAGAGCGATGGATTTATACGCTTTCCGAGCCAGCCTTTGCCGTTGGAGGAGATACATTGCAAGTCACCAATGTAATGTGTATGTACTTCTCATACTTGGCAAAAAGTAATACCATGCTCATGCCAGCACCTTCCGATATTTCTCGCAACGAATTTTATCAGAAGTATATCGAAACTATCCGCTATCTTTCTCTTGAAACAACGCTTGATGAAGAAAAGGTAAAAGATTTGAAGGAACAAATCTGCAACATCGAACGTGAGGCAATGAACAAAATTGAGATTCTGATAAGGGATAACGGTGGTGAATTTAAACAATCAATTGCCATTCCTAAAAGAGAGGTTGATGAAGGAGAAGCCTTAAACGAAATGAGGAGTGACACTTAGCTTTTTATAAAAAAAGCCAATGTAGCGAAAACCAAGCTACGCAGAGTGATTTAAAATAGTATTAACCCAACCGATGGCGCATCGGGGATTGGACGGTGAGAACCCAACTATGGACGACCGGAGTACAAGCTCCCTAAGAAGTAGTGGCTCGATGAAACGTCAAATTATTCAAGTGTAAGCTTGGATATAAGCGCCTATTCTTATACCCTTCTTGCTTGTGAAAGTAGGAAGGTTTTTTGGAACTTTCACAGATTTAAGCTACATTTGTAGCGAAGTCTAAACTTAAATATTTAACGAAATGGCTGGAACAACTTTTACCAACAAGCGACTTTCCTATCATGTGTCTAACACAACTGGCACTATCACATTGGAAGGTGACGCTACAATCAACTCACAATCATTGATTGATTCATTCAATGGTAGTGTAAACTCTACTACCGGACAGTACGGCAACTTCTCTTACTCTGAATCCGATGGGGGACAAGTAAACAGAAGCTACAACGGCTCAAAGGACATCGAAGTAGAGGCTTGTGACCTTATTGATTCTGTAATTGAAGACCTCAAAGCAGAAGCGTTGAAATAATGGTTAATTACGAGCAGACAAAGAGCTTGATGAAATCAAGAGGGGTAGATAACCTCTCTCCTCTTGACTTCTCTTTTTCACTGATGGTAGCTATTGGTATCAATGAGATACAATCTTATATGGTTACTATCAGAGGGAAAGAGTACGAAAAGAAAACCGAAGAACAAATACCTAAGTTCCGTGAAAGATGTAGCTTGGAGGTTACAGACTATCTTGAACGGACAGATATTAAAGAAACTATAAGGTTTCTTAGGACAGAGCACGATAGGAATATCAAAGATACTGCCTTGCAGCTTGAAGATATTGACTTCAACGCAGAAGACCTAAGAAAGATATTGGCGAAGTTCTTGAAAGAGAAATACAAGGACATTGACGCAGCCGATGCAAAGGACTTGCTCAACGCCATCAAAATATACGTGGATAAGTTCGGAGATTCCGGAGAGGACGGAGTTGCTAAGTTCAACCGACACTTTATCCAAGTTTATCCTCCATATAATGCTGTATGTCCCAATTGCGGAAAAGAGATTGACTTGCCTCGTGGTGTCAACTCTAAATGCAAGCATTGCGACCATCAGTTTGTATGGAGTGAGGAAAAGGAAAGATACTATTGACATGCCTTTATTTATTAAAACTTTGTAAGTTATTCATTTTGAGCATCGGTTTGTGAAAATAGATGCTTTTTATAGAAACATTTTAAAAACAATATAATAATGAAAACATCTAAAATTGTAAGCGTTTATAAGACAATGAACGACAGCAAACTCACTAAGATGGAGGATGCTGACAAGTTTAAAGTTATTAAAGCATTACGTGCTATTAAGCCAATCAGTGAAGGCTATGAGGAATTTGTCAAGCTGACACACGAGAAGCTGAAAGACGATAAAATGGAAGAGATGCAGAAGAAAGCCCAACATTGGCAGGAAATGCAGTCACAAGGGAAGGAAGTTGAATATTCCTTTGAGGAGCGCAAGGAACTCAATGAGTATTTCCAGAACTTCAACAATACCATTGAGAAGCTGATGAAAGAAGAGGGCGACAAGGAGAACGAACTCACCTATGACAAGTTGAGTGAGGACGCTTTCGGAAAGTACATCGCTTCCAACGACTTCAATGTAAGTACCATCATGGACTTGCAGGAAGTTCTTGTAGGAGAATAGTATTTGTTGCATATTACATAGTTTATTTAGAGGTTAGGGGGAGCTTGTGAAAGTTCCCCTTTTCTATTGTTACGTTATTGGTCGTAGAGGTACTACGGAATCTGTATATCTCGATGAATCAAGAGTAACCCAGACTTTATAGGATTCGTCTGCTTCTATATCAAATGTCTTTCTGATAACTGTGTATGTTTCACCAGCAGCCACAGTGAATGTTCCTAACTCTAATTTTGTTTCGCCAACCATCAGTGGGTCAAACAAGTCATGTTTAGCGAAGCGAACCCACAGCCAATTATTAGTAAAGGTCTTGCTTGAACTTGTCGGGTTCTTGACTTGAACAGTCACAGTCAATGCAGTTGGAATCATTCCAATACTTGCTTTAATATTAATAGCATAGCTGGAACTTACTATTTTTATCTCGGCAACCTTGGTGTTTGGTAAAGTAAAATAGCCAGCAGCCTTATCTGCGTCCAGTATGCCAAGCTTTACAGTAGACAAGAAGGGATAGACATTATATGTGTTTACTGGTAATCCATTTGTAGGCACTTTTACTTGCATTGTCCCCGGACTATCAGCAGTCAGTCGTTGCGCCCTTGTTCCTCCTTTCTGAACCATATATACACCAAAGTACATATCCCCTAATGTATAAGCCACGCCCTGCCATACCAATCCACCTATATCACTTAACGATAGACTTCCTCCCATTGAAGACGATGGATTATAAGCTACTGTGGCAAAAAAGGTGCTGCCACTTAGATTATCTACTTGCTTTGGAACTGTAAACGAGTGAATTGGAGCCATTGCTTCCGGCATATACCCTTCAAAGTCAAGAAGCCGGAAAGGTGCATTGCTTCCTCCTTGTGGCGGTGAATACTTATATCCATTTGCTCCGTCAGAAGTCATTTTACTTACTATATCCTTATAAGTACCAGCCTGCGCACCACTTGTATCAATACCACAATTCCCATTACTACTTTTCCACCAATTTGAGTTTGTAAGATTGATATTTTCTGATGGGTATATTACGGGCTTATACTTTGCCCACATATTTGTTTTACCATGAGTATTCTTGCACAAATAACCTAAGTCATAACTTGATACACCCAATGCTGTGCGGACATCATCAATACTGACGGGTGCTACGATTTTCCCACTTGATATTGGCATAAATAAACTATTTAGTTCTAAGAGAACTTGGTAAAAAACATGGCTTTGAGCTACCCGTAGCAGCATTGAAGCCGTTAACAACTCTCACTTTCTTTTTCATATCATTCTTCATAATACATTGTATCTTAAACTTTTACACAAAGGTAAACATAATTATCCACAAATGCAAGTTACCAAGTTCTCTTAGAACTAAATACTTGCGATATGTCAAATAGCGGAGGAAAGATTACAGCACCAGTAAGCATAGAAGATGTGCGTACTGTTTTAGGAGTTTCAAGCTATGACTTGGGTACACTGTGCAAAAACAGCAACGGTAAAATAAACAAATGGTCTAAATATAAACCAGTCAGACAGCCGTTTGTGGTTGCTCCTAACAGTAATTGGTACAAGGCAAATGATGGCTTCTGTGGGCTTAAAGTGGGATGGTCTACTGCTGGGGATAGCAGTCTGACAAACTTAGTCAACGCCTACAAGCAAGGCACATGGGACTATTTACCTCCTACGGGTGGAGATAGTCAGCCATTTAGATTGCTTGACTTTGAAGGCTACGACCACAACGCTGCACCCTTTGTAAGCAGTAAAATGAAGAAAGGAACTGAACTGAAAGTCAATACAATGGCAAGTAACGCTCTAACATTGGCTGTAACTTACAACAGTTCATCCACATCATTACAGATAACGGACTTTGGAAATGCAGGAGTTGGCTTAGACCGAGCACATCTTGCAGCAGCCTTATACAATAAAGACCCATTGTTGTATAGTGACGCTACCAGATTGCAGACTGTCATTTCAGATACTCCGGTAGACCAAAGAGGAACAGTTACCTTTAACTTTACTGCAAGTGATATAAACACCACAAGGTTTGTAATGTTGTTCTTAGCTTCTACCACAGTATCAAACAACATGTGCATCCCTTATGATGATAACAATTACTTCTTGTTTAAAGTAGACATTACACAAGAGTACGGATTAAATATTATACCGGATAAGATGGGTGGATATACTAATGGCTTCCATGAAATAACGTATTACCAAGCAAATGCCTATGCCTCAAATAACGGTTATGCAGACGTATTGTTTTTCTTTAAAATAACAAATGAATCGGGAAAGACAATCACCATAGGAAGCGGTTCGGGTGTTGACTACAACCTAAGAACTGAATTTGGAGGTATATATACAACCAATTTGCAATACTGTGATTCTGCTGGCAATAACATAAATTCTAACATTTCTATTGCAGCCGGGAAAACTTTCCAAGGTTATTTCAAAGCGTCAAGAATGTTTTTGAATTTTGTAAATACATGGAGCAGTAGCACAACCCAATCAAGAGGAGGTCTATATATTCAAGCTTATAACCAAGGCTATGGTGTTCAGAAGGGATGGCAGAATGTTTCGCCATACTATATGATAATGGTAAAGAGATAATGGATATGAAAAAGAAAGTAGATTTATTGATTAAAGGTAACTTGTTAGTTATCAATGATATAACTGGGGGGGGGGGGG